CAGGCAAGCAATTAGAAAAGGTTTTGAAATCAAGTGCTGACAGGGTGATTCTAAGGCCTTGTTTAGCTGAAAGATGGGTAAATACTCACGAAACACCGCTACAAGCGTTCGCCAACTTGGGGCAATCGCTCAGCGTTTGGAGTGGTGAAGCATACCATATAGAAAACAGGCAAGAAAAAGGAAATAATATGACAGTAAATACAAATGATGTTCTAGTAGATTATGAGGGCCTTTGTTATCAGTTAACTGATACTCTACTAGTCTTAGAAATGGCTAGCATGGAAGATAGTAAACAATCATCAGCGTTACTAAATACAGTAATCCAAGCTATGAACCAGCTCATTTCAGAACATACTCAACAGGCTAATGACTATAGAAAGGGGATAAAACATGAATGAGTTAGATTTAACTAACATACAGGCGGTTATCTTTATTGTGGTAGCTATTGGTTCACTACTCTATCTAAACCACCTAGACCGCCAAAAAAGCGCCCAAATCGAGCTAGAGAGTACACAGACGATAGAAACGACTAGCGAGGAATTAAACCCTGATTATGGGCGATATATTCAGCTTGCAGGTATTAAGCCATGGGGGTACTAAGATGTTTGAAAAAATGATTGAAGATTTAAAGTCTAAGATTTTGGAAGCAGTGGAACGGTATTTAAAAAGCCATGAGAAAGTACCACAAAAGAGATTAGATTTGATCAGCAAGGTGGAACTAAAGGAAGAACTGGGCATAGGAGATAAAACCTTGACAAAATGGGAAGGTGCAGGACTACCACAGTATATACCGCCTATTGAAGATGCTAGAAAAGCATATTATAAAATCTCAGACGTTTTAAAGTTTTTGGGGGTAGATGATGGCAAAGACTAAAGTATATTTTTGGTTAAAAATTGATAAGAAATTTTTTGACAACCTATTTATTAAGCGACTAAAAAGTATGCCTGGTGGGTACACTATGATAGTGATTTATATCCGTCTTATGTTAGAAAGTCTTGAAAGTGATTGTATTCTGTACTACGAAGGGTACTTTGCAACCCTAAAAGAAGAACTGGCCTTGAAATTAGATGTTTCTGAGGATGATATATCTATGACTATAGCTTATTTTACGCAATGTGGCCTGATTCAGATTGATGAAGATAAAAATGCCGAGTTAACACAAGCAAAAGCTTTGGTACAACAAGAAACAAACCACGCTGCATATATGAGAAGCTACCGCAAAGAACAACAAGATAAAGAAAAAAATCTTACATTGTTATCTAATAATTTTACAACGTTATCTACATGTAAGACAGAGAAAGAGAAAGAGTTAGAGCAAGATTTAAAGTTAGATATAAATAAAGAATATATAGTCGAGGGAACCTCGCCTAATGAGCAAAGCTCACCTTTCACTTTTCCTACTTGGCTTGAAGAAACAGCTGTAAAAGATTTAGAGAAAACAAAACATAAAGAACTTTGGATTCCCATTGTTTATCTGAATCAAGTAGCTAATAAGCGGTATAAGTTTGTTGATAAGACAAAAAGGCTTTTACTAGCACGATTCAAAGAAGGCTATACACTTGATGATTTTAAACAAGTGATAGATATTAAAACGGCAGAATGGAAGGATAGTCCTGAATTTTCTAAATATCTGAGACTAGAAACACTTTTCGGATCTAAGTTTGATGGTTATTTGAATCAAAAGCCTAAAACCATAAAAGGGAAGTCAGAAGACAACTTCCCAGATCTACCATTTTAGGAGTTACAAAGATGAAGGAACAATTTAAAGAATTTAATAACAGAAAAATATCGGATAAAGTTTGCGATATTCACCAGGTAAATTACTGGGAAATTTCTGTACCAGTGTTAGGGAGTTCAGAAAGAAAAGTACAAGCATTTTGCCCGGAGTGTGTAAAGGGAGAGATTAAACAAAAAGAGAAAGACCTATTGCAGCAGTTTGAGGACAGACAGGCTTACTTTAAAACTTATGATGTCTTAATGCGTGATAGTACCATCCCTAACGAGTTGAAGGGAGCGACGTTTGATAATTTCTTTGTTAAGACGACAGAGGAGCGTCAGATGTTAGAGTTTGCAAAGGGGCAAGCCCAAAAGTACCTTGCAGGTATGACGGGAAATACTTTAATTAGTGGTAGTACAGGAATAGGGAAAAGTCATTTATCTCTTGCACTTGCTAAAGAAATCAATGAAAGTTTCAGGGAGAAGAACGAGCCAAAGAGTGTTTTGTTTGTCAGCCTAACCGAGATTATCAAGCAGATAAAAGAAGGATGGGCATATGGAAGAAATGCAAACTTAACAGAGTATGAGGCAGTTAAAAAGCTTGTTGATGTAGATTTTCTAATCATCGATGACCTAGGGGCAAAAAATGGGACAGTAACACCTAAGAGTGACTGGGAACAGGATTTCTTGTTTGATATTATCAATAATCGAGAAACTACGATTTTCAACACGAACCTAGATAGTAGTGAACTGCGGACGGTATACAATGCTAGAAATTCAAGTAGGATTTTGAAAGGTTTAGAAGGGAACACTTTCAAGGCTTTCACGATCAAAGACAAGAGATACACTATAAACACAGTGAGGAGAGAATATCAATGAATGATGATAAAATGCGATTTGCAACAGAAAAAGGCTTTGTTGTCTACGAAAAATGTGGTATAATAGAGATAGAAAAAGTTCCAAGTTTTGGAGAAATTACTTTATTCTACTCAGATGGGAAATTTACCCATCTAGTCAAAAAAGAAACTAAAAAATAAGTCTATTGAGAACAACTCAGGGGCATACCGTAAGCATAAGATGCTAGTGGTATGCCCTTTTTGTTTGCATAGAAAGGGGGTGAGAGCAATGTCAGGAGATACTTCTTTAGGGTATGTAATAGCCAATAAATTTTCTATGGATCCAGATAAAAGACAGAAAATCTTTTCTCAGTGTAAAAAAGAAGACGCTAGCTTAGAACAACGGAAACAAGAAATACTAGAAAAATATGTTAAAAAACAAGACAAATCAAAATCTAGAAAAAATGATTCTAAAGGCTCGGAGAGTCATAAAAGAAAAGCTAAGAGCTAAGAACTTTAGAAAAAATTATAAACAAAAATCAGATATTAAAAGATAAAGGAGCAAAAAATGACAACTAACTTAGTTAAACAAAAAGAAAATCTAGAAGCTTATATCCGAAGTACAGGTTATAACACTAGAGGGATGAACGTAGAAAATAATCATGTACTAATTGAAAAACCAATCCTTGATAGTTACGAAGATGAACATCAACGTAAAGAACTGGTTGATCTAGTAAATGTTATTGAGACTCGTACCCGTGGTGGGAAGTATGAAGTAACTGACTTTGAATCTGATTCATTACAAGAAGTTAGCGAAAATTCGGTTGAGAGAACAGAAGCAGATAAAAAGAAAGCTATCAGCGTTGATTATTTAGTTAAATTATTCAGTGGAAAACTTGATTTTTCACAGGAACAATTAGATGATGGCCAATATAATTTAACGGATTTTCTTGGTAAGAAGATTATTAAATTAAAACGTAGAACACGAAATAGAGAGATTGGGAAAATTCTCCAAACTGCGAAAGTACAGACCGCTACAAGTCTGGACGACTTGAAAACTATTGTTTCTTTAATCAATCCAGAGCGCAATGTATCTATGGTTATTAGTCAATCACTATTTAGTGTCTTAGAAAAAATGAAAGATACTTCAGGAAATTATCTTCTTAAAGTTGATAAAGAGACGGGAACAAGTGAAACATTCTTTGTAGATAACTTTTTAATTGTAGATGATGCAACATTAGGGAATAAAGGTGACAAAAAAGGCTTTATCGGAGATCTAGAAAACTTTGTTACTTTGTTTGATCGCAAGAAAGATACACTTAGTTGGGTGAATGCGAATGGCTATTTTGGGAAACGGTTGATTTTACATACCCGATTTGATGTAAAAAAAGTTGAAAAAGATTGTGGTTACTTTATTCAATGGAACTAGGAGAAAGAAATGGATATTAATCAAGTATTTGAAACACTGGATGATCTAGATGATAAAAAAAGTAAGATTAATTCAGCACGAGAACAGTTAAGCGAAAAAAGGAAAAACCTTTTAGGCAATCAAACAGTTTCATTTGAGAATATAGATTCTTTTTTGTCAAATAACTTAGAATCTTTAGAGCAGCTGGAAAAGATGGAAAAAGCTATTAATGGCCTTCAGGAAAAATTTGATAGTGATTTTTCAGAAGCTAATGCAGTCATCTTTGAATACATTTTTAAAGAAACTAAGCAACGGATGGAAACTAAGAAGATCTATAAACAATACCGAAAGAAACTTAGACAAATTCTGGACGCATATGATGAAATTCAAGAACTGAAGAAGGATGTGGAAGAAATCCATACAGGTGTAGTCAGAGAAATAAGTCAGAAACATTCTCTATTGCTATATCGAACAGAAGTAAGTCCGCTTACTGTCCTACCATTCTTAAACCCTGATTCTAGCGGATGGATTAATTTTTCTAAGGAATATCGGGACATTAAAGAGTATTTAGAAAAATAGGGAACAAATTAAGTAAGGCTAGTGATATATGGATGAAACAGAAGAAATATCGCTAGTCCTACTTTTATGCTTTACTAAGTTTCACATAACAAAGTAAGCATAAACTGAAAAGAAGTAATAGCTTGAAAGCAAGGTATATCAGGGGTTTACAGAATGGAGTGAGTTTCACAGAATGTAAGATATGAGAAACTGGGGAATAAATTAGAGGGATACTTCTTTAGATTGTCATATTGAATAGTTGTCAAACTTAAAACAATGATACCTAGTAAGTGGAGTGTTGAAAGGTTTTTAAGCTGTTTGTCAGTTTGACAGAATGCAAGATAAGAAATTTTTAAAATTGAAGTGGGGGGACTTGACTATGTATGAACTGAGTAACAGAGACTTGGACGAGATTGATAATGAATTAGAAAGATATAGAACGCTTGCTAATAAAATTTATTTGAGAAGACAGGAACTAATACATAATAAGAAACATAGCGCTGAAGATTATACAGGTGGTAAAGGCAAGACAGTATATAGTCCTACTGAAGCAACCATTATTAGAATTGAAGAAGACCAAACGCTAAGATATTTAGAAGGCTTCAAACTAGTTGTAGATACCTTGATGGAAAACTTAATTGAAAGTGATCTAGTCATTTTTAAAATGAGATTTTTAGAAGCTGGTGTGACCTGGGAAGACGTGGCAGAGAAACTAAATAAAACTACTCGTTATATAAATAGCCGTAGAAAGGTAATCGCTAAAAGATTTGTTGAGTTGAAAGGATATTGACTCCCCCATCTTTAAAAAAATCTTTCTGGCCAGTAGGGTACCGGTGAAGGGAACTTTTTCCAAGTCGGAGACCTCCAGACAAAAAGGGGGTAAAAACTGAGTGATTCAGAAAGATTGGCTCAATTTTTAAAAAATAGGCTATGTTCAGAATAATAGATTACAGTTTTTAAGAGTGAAGAAAAAATGGCAGGTAGAAGAGAGTAAAATTATAGTTCAAAATTTGACTTTTT